CTATATTCATAGTAGCGCCGGACTTTAGCATTGCTGTTAGGTCGTAGGGAAAGATACGATAGTCCATCTTTTGACAAGGATGGTTATGTTCCTCAAATGCTAAGCGTACTGCTTGCTCTACCCATTCTGCTTTGATTAGGTCTGTGTTGAAATTTTGCATAGTAGTTTTCTCCTTTGTGTTATTACTGTTATGCTGCATCAGATACTACAGGTGTAGGTGGTGATGCCTTCAAGGTAAGTCCCTTGAATTTATGGATTAGTTTCCTTTTATGACTGTGGAAAGTTTGTCGTGTGACAACCTTGCCGGGATAATTCAGAACATACTTGTAATGTTCGTCGTATACGATATCGTCCAGTCCAGTCATTGACCGAAAGATAAAGCGTTCTCGTTCCGTTGCGTGGAATTCGCAGAAGTCAGAGATTAGTTGATAGATAGATTTGTTTGTCATTAGTTCCTCCATATTATCTATTGTACTATAAGTTAGACTATTTGTAAAATCTTTTAGTTTATATTGTAATGTTCTCTTATACCTTTTGGATTGTTTCCTAAGTTTGTAGGAATACCAGTCCCGAAATATCTTGATTGATAGTGGTTTGAATTCGTTCAAAGGTAGGTCTATAAATTTTAATAATGCTCGTTGTTCCTCAGAATAAAATGCTGCTGATGTAGAAAGAATAGATCGTTCTAATTTATCTGATGGATTCCAGACACGACAGGTATCTCTAAAGTATTCAGCCTTCTTGACTTGATGTGTCATACAGAGAAGAGCGTGAAAGTATGAGGCGATGCCGTTGCGGTCAGTTAATAAGAAATGGATCTTATCGTCAGGTAGTAGTTTAGGTTGCATTGTAGTAGTTCTCCTATTTGTTATCCTATATATAGTATACCATATTATTAGTAGATTGTAAAGTATTTTTTTTATTATTGTTATTATTTATTGTACTATAGTAAATAGGTTTGTACAAAGGAAAAGACCAGATTATTTAGAAATAAAATAAAAAAAATCCCTACCCCGAAACTACTACGAAAAGGGATAGGGACGAGATCAAAAGTCCAGAGCCAAAGGAGAATGGCTCAATCCATATGGACGACCTCTAATATATTATACATTGTAAAATGCAGATTGTCAAGAGGAATGACAAATAAAATAAATTAAAAAAAGTCTTTACAATTTTCTGGCTAAAGCAGTTAGTATAAATGTAGGTACGGAATTGGTAAGCAGACGACCATAGGAGATTGGATTTCTGAAAGAATAAAATACTGGAGGTATAAAGACTTTGATACTGCCGGTACAGAACTGAGGGCTGAAGGATCCAACAAGACCGAAGGGACTGAGGGGTTGTTGGATCTTGTTACTGCCAGAATTAATCTGAAGGTTGAAGTTAGAAATTAGAATTTGAAAGTTAGAATTAATTTGATTGATAGAATTTATTTTAATAAATAGTAAATAAAGATTATACTTTTGTAAAGTATGTGGTATAGTTATAGATGTAAGGATTAATTAATGATGATTAATTTTTATAGATTATTTATTTGATAAGGAGAAAAAAATGAATAAGATAAATTGGAAGAAGAATGATGTAGTAGATTTTATGTATAGTGGAATTGAAGATGATGTTGAGATGATTGATGGAAGTTATGTTGGTTGTTTGATTGATGTAATGGAAGATGTAGTTATTGAAGATAAGTTGGATAGGAATTATGGATGGAATAAGAAGTGTTGGGAAGTAGAGATTATGGAAGTATTAGATAAGGATTATTATAGAGGTAAGGTATTAGGAAGAGATGAGAAGTATGTGAAGGAATGGAATGAATGTAGTAGTGGAAAGATAGTTTAGAAATAAATTAGATAGAAGTTATAGTGTCCCCTCAGTATTAATTTATTGAGGGGATTATTTTTAATAAATGTAAAAAAAGATTAAACAAAATGTTATAGTTGGTTATTATAGTAATAGGTTGATTGAATGATTTGATTGGCTGAAAAGAAATGATTGAATGTATAAGGAGATAAAATGTTTGATTATGTAAATGAGAAGAGAAGGTTGAGGAATGAGATTAGTAATGTGTTGGATGTTATTAATAATAAGAGAGATTATTATGAGATGATGTTAGAAGAAGATGTGAAGGAAGAGAGAATAAAGTTAAATGAATTGAGAGATGAAGAAGTTGTGTTGAATGAGAAGAGAGATGAAAGTATTGATAATTGGGGAGAGGAGATAGAAGGAAAGTTGATTAGGGTTAGGACAAAAAGTATTGGTTATTTTAATGTGGGTATGAAGAATAGTAGAGGAAGGATTGGTAAAGGAGAAGTTGTTGTATGTATGGGAAGTAGGAAGGAGAATAAGAGAAGGTTGTTGTGTATGTATAATGGTGGATTGGTTAGTATAAGTAAGAAGCAAGTTATTAGAGAATGTGATGTGATTGATGAATGATTAAATAAAAGGAAAGTAATTAAAGTTGTGGTTAGAAATGGCTGCAACTTTTTTTATTTATTTGTAATAAAGGATTATACAAAAGTAAAAGGTATGGTATAATAAGAATAAGAAATAAGGAGATGAGATGATTGGTATAAGGATTGATAATAATAATTTGATGATTGATGGTGAACTATTTTATGGGCATCCAGAATCCAGTAAGTTATTTGAGATTCAGGTAGCGACTGAATGTGATTGTTGTAATGGAAGATGGATTATGTTTGAGAGGATAGGAGAAGATGAGAAAGGAAATGGGCTGTATAGAGAGATAGAAGAATTAAATTGTCAGGAAAATAAATAAAATAAAAGTTGACAATAGTAAAGAAATGTGGTATAATGTATGTATGAGATTGAGGATTGCTCACTAAATAAATCCTCAGCATTTTGATAAAGGAGATAAAGAAATGTTAGAACAATTAAAAAGAAATAGAAATGTAGAAACTGCTATGGCAGAATTTGGAATGAAGGAGATCTTCGTAGTTCGTTGTGTTGATGATGATTATCCAGCGGCTATGAAGGATGAAGTGTATGATGATTTGTCAGTTGCTAATAGGGTGATGATAAATTATAGGATGAATCATAAGGAAGAGAATGATGGTAAGTGCTGGTTGTTTACTATTCTGTTTCTGAATGTGGATGATTATGATTGGGAGAATGAAAGGTATTATGATTTCAGAAAGGATAAGGTTATGCCAGTATTGAAAGAAGGTGTGACAATTGAGGAGGTGCTTTGTGGATAGGATTCAAGAGAAAGTATTGATGTTAGATGTAGAAGGTAATAAGTTCTGGAAACTTATGGATGCAGAAGAATGTATTGCTTGTTATCAGGTGAAGGCAATGTTAGATGTGAAGTATGGAGAGCCTATTGTTATTGCTGATTATTTCTTCAGTAGATTAGAAGATGCAGAAGATAAGGTGAGAATGATAAGGAAGTATAAGCATTGTGGTGCTAATAATAGTGAGCAGTGGTATGAGCCGTTCGGTAAGAAAGAGGATGGTTCAGATTTATTATTTGAAGATGTAGAGAAGTGGGGTAATGCCTCAGTCTGGATTCAACCTATTAGGGCAATGCGATAGTATAACGATAGGTGCCCTTGGTTGTATGCTGAGGGCATCCTATTTTACTTATTGATAGTATACATAGGTAGATAACTAAGGTGGCTTAGAAGTCAAGTATGGGCGATGTATGAAAAGTGCGGAGGATAAAAAGAAAAATGAATGGAAGATTATTAGAGAGGATAGAAGTGTGACTACATTATCAGTAACTGAATTGGCGTGGAGAAGAAAGAAGATACAGTATCTAAGAGAGATAGATTGGCGGAAGATAAAAAGAAATAATGTAGAATTAGTTTCTCTAATCTTTGCGGTGGCAGAGATAATGGCTAAGGAAAGTATTGGTATGTCTCAGCGTAATCAGAGATTATTCTATGAGACTACAATGGAAGAAAAGATAGAAGAGATCTGGAAAGAAATAAAGGGAGGAAAGTATAATGGAAAAGAAAGGTGTATACAGATTCTTTATTATGATTGATGGGGTTGGTAACAATTGCGATGAAGCATTGATAAACGCTTTCAAGAAAGTAGGGATTGAGCATCCGGATAAATTGGCTGGAGACATTGACTATAAATTAATCAAAGAGATTCCAGTCGTCTACATTCATCCTGAAATAGTGGAAGCGTAATAATGCTTTACATTAGTAACTGGTTAGTGTATAATACTATTGTTACTATTTTACAAAATGACTATTATTATGGGGTGAATACTTATAGTTATTACTAATTAAATTGTAGTAATGTTCAGTTGATTTATGTAAATAGTTAAATGAACGGATACAATAGTAAAGGAGACTATAGGTTATGGATGATGAGGTAAAAGATAATAATAATAAAAGGATTAGAAAGGAGAGGTACAGGAAGTTCAAGGATGATTGGCGTTATGTCGGTTGCGATACTTGGCGGTTGGATAAAGTCAGTGGACATTATTCCCCAGAAGATCAGTGGATTGACAGCATTGATAACGAAAACATTATCACATTCCCGCCACAGATCGCATTGGTTGATTGGATAGCAGATGTGCTGGAGGAAAGGGAAGCAAAAA